CTATACTATATATGTAACTTATTATTAAATTATTTTTATATTATTTTAATTTTTATTATTTTCTTATATGACCTGATAGTGTATAATAAGAGAGTAGGTGATTAACTTCATATAACCAACTAATAAGAAATTATTAACAATCCCCATATACATCCCAGTGGCTTGGTAACCCACTGGGATTTTTTTTTATTTAAACTAGTTAGTAAATATTGTAAAATTTATATACTATATGTGTAACACAAGATAAATAAAATTTGGAGGAGTGATTTATATGAGATTAAATTTAACAAATAACAAAGAGGATAGACAACTTGTATTAGCTAAGGAACAAGAGGGGAAAATAAATTTAGTTAACTTACTTAAGAAGTATGGTGAAGTAGTAGACTATATGACTGAACCAATGGTAGCTGAGTTTTATGGAGTAAGCAAAAAATGTTTAAATCAAATAGGATGTAGAAATGCTAATGAATTAAGTAATTATGGCTATAGAGCTTATAGAAAAAATGAAGTTGAAAAACTTCTAAAACTACAGGATGTAGTTTTAGAAAATATACCAAATAGAGGATTAAGATTATATCCAATTAAAGCTGTAATAGTAGTAGGTATGATGTTAACTGATAGTCCAGTAGCTGAACAATTAAGAAGTGATATAATGGATATATTATTTGGTAATGAAGTTGCTATACCAACTGAAAGTACCATTAGAAATGTAGTTAGCACTGAATTAGATAAAAGGGTGCCACAATTAGTTGGTTGTAAAGATGCTCAAGTAAAAGCCATTGTTAAAAGTGTAAAAGGTAATTTGAGAATTAAGAGTAAAAAACAAAACTATGCAGATTATGAAACTGTAATGGCATGGTTATTAGGAAAATATGGTGTATATAAACTGGAGGATATACCATTTAGTGATGACTTATTTGTTGATATAAAAAACTTCATCATAAAATTACAAGCAGTTGATAATAGACAAAAAAGATTATTTTAGTAGTTAGTAAATAGATGATTTTTTCTATACTATATATGTAAGGAACATGGGAAACCTCCTTACATACTCAACCCTTAATATCTATTTGTTTTTACCTCGATACCTCCCCCCTTTGGTATCGAGGGTTTTTTATGTTAGTAAAAGTACCATTATTACTATACTATAAATAAAGGAGGTTTTAGTATGTATGATGTAAAAGAATTTAAATTTAATAGGGAGAAGTGTTGGTTCAGAACTAACTGCCCTATGTATGGCACAAAAGATTGTAATTGTAGCTGTAGTGTATATTTTCAATATTATTATTTAGTTAACTTAGCTAATATACCACCAAATAAACAACAGCCTGAGGACTTGAAACTGAGTGCTGGTGATGACCTTAAAAAATATGAATATCTTAATAATATAAAAGAAAATATCAATGACTTTGTACATGATGGATGTAACTTGTATCTATATAGTCCTTACTTTGGTAATGGGAAGACTACGTGGGCAATAAAGTTGATGAGTAAATATTTTAGTAATATTTGGAATGGTAATGGTACACGTTGTAGAGGACTATTTATCAATGTAGATGAATTTCTAATGGCCAAAAGAAATGCGATAAAACGACCTGATATAAGATTAGAAGAAATGGAGAAATTAATACCAACTGTAGACTTAATAGTGTGGGATGACATAGGAGTAACTAAGTTAAAAGAATATGACCATCAAATATTATTCAGCTTAATTAATCCACGTATAGTCAATAACAAAGCTAACATATTTACAAGTAATGTTATTGATGAGCAATTAGATGATAATATTGGAGGTAGATTGTCGAGTAGAATATTAGATACAAGCACGATAGTTGAATTCACCAACAAAACACAAAGGAAACCAAAAGGGGTGAGAATATAATGGTACAGTTACAAGCTATAAATGATATATTGAATAATAATAATTTAGATGCGTATACGAGTCAAGGGATAACAAAAGAGTATTTTAAAGACTATCAAGATGAGTTTGATTTTATATGTACTCACTTTAGAACTTATGGAAAAGTACCTGACTGGGAAACATTCATGGGAAAATTTCCTGACTTTGATGTTGTTGAAGTATTAGAGCCACTAAAATATATTATTTATAATCTAAAAGAAAACTATCTATTTGACCAAGGAGTGGCACTATTTCAAGCTAGTGGTGATGTATTAGAACAGAATGCTTTTGATGGCTTACAACATATAGTCACAAGGGCACAACGACTACTTGACCAAACTGTTCAGAGTAATGGAGTAAACATTAACAACATGGTAGATGAGAAAATAAAGGACTTAGAGAATAAACGTGCTAAAGGCGGTATGTTAGGAATTGGTAGTGGCTTACCTGAACTAGATAAGATACTTAATGGATGGCTACCAGGTGAAGAACTAGTAACTATAGTTGGTAGAGTAAACCAAGGTAAATCTTGGCTATTACAGAAGTTTCTAACAGAGGCAAATAAACAACATAAAAAAGTATTACATTATAGTGGTGAGATGGGAGTATTACAAGTAGCATATAGAAATGATACTTTAGGTATGAATTACACAAACTCTCAATTAATGAGAGGTACAATAGCAGATGGAGATTATACTCAATATATTAATGACTTAGAGACTAATAAAAAATTACCTCCATATATAGTAGTAACACCAGTAGACTTTGGAGGTAAAATGTTAACAGTGAGCAAACTACGTGCTCTTATAAAAGAGTATAAACCCGACATAGTTGGTATTGACCAAATATCATTAATGGAAGATGAGAGACGCCTAAAGGGAGACCAAACAAGAACTCAGTACACACATATTGCTCAAGATTTATTTAATATGAGTACTGAATTTAGTATTCCAATTATAGTCGATGCTCAAGCTAATAGAAATAAGGCGGATGTAGATAAACCTGAGAATCCTGAGTTAGCAGATATAGGAGAGAGTGATGGTATTGCTCAGAATAGTAGTAGGGTTATATCTCTTGTGCAGACTAAAGCGGGATTGAGTCTTAAGATAACTAAGAATAGATATGGAGAAAATAATAAACAACTATTATATGTGTGGGATATCGACAACGGTATTTTCTCCTTTGTGACTGAACAACTGGAAGATGGAGCTGAGATTGAGCCACAATTACCACTTAGAAATAATAATAAAATAAATGACGTTACTGATGTTTTTTAGTTAGTAAAATGGTACTTTTTTCTATACTATATATGTAGAGGAAATGTGGAGGCACATTCTTCTACTCATAATATAACTCCCCTTTTTTACCCTGGCATTGGAGCGGACAATGTCAGGGGTTTTTCTTTTTTTTAAATTGTTAGTTAGTAAATTCTGAAAATAAAATATAATATATTTAAAGGAGTTGATTATATGTTAACTGGTAAAAAGATAAGAGAAATGGAAATAGAAAAGGACTTAGTAAGGGAATTAAAATGGCTCATAAATAAAGCAGTGGACGAGGGAGACTTAATGTTTGAGCACTTAGACCCATTGTTTGATTTATTATATAAAGTACAGGAGGGGTAAATATGAAGTGTGAACAATGTGAAGAAAGATTAGATTATGATTATTTAGTATTAGAATTACCGGACTATTGTGGTTATAAGGAATTAAACTTTTGCAGTACTGAGTGCTTGGACGAGTGGATAGAAGACCATAGTAGATGGGAGTTGTGCGAAGATGATTAATGTAAATGGCATGGAATTAGATACAACGTATCAACAGTTATTAATTGATTTAAAAGGTAGTTTGATGAGTAATGGAATATTTTTATTGAATGATATAAAACCCACAGGAGATAACATCATGATAACTTGTCCAGTACATAAAGATGGACATGAACGAAAACCCTCTTGTGGGGTTTCTATTGTTCCGAAATATCAAGGGAGTAAAATAATAGAGCCTGGCACAGTACATTGTTTTACTTGTGGTTACACTTCATCACTAACTAGTTTTATCAGTAACTGCTTTGGCTATAACGATGGTGGAGTATTTGGTAATAAATGGATTAAGGCTCAATATAATACAGGGCTAACTCATAAAACCCGTAAGGTGGAGCTAAATTTAAGCAGAGGAACAATTACTCAAGAGGAGCTACCAAACGTCCCTGAGGAGGTGTTACAAGGTTACAGATACACTGTTGGTTATATGTATAGTAGAGGTTTGACCGATGATATAATAGAACAGTTCGACATAGGGTATGACAGAAAAGATGATTGTATAACTATCCCAGTTACCAACTTAAAAGGTGAAGTAAAATGGATACAACGTAGAAGTATTATAGGTAAAAGATACTATATACCAAGTGGCATAAATAAAACTGATTACCTATTAGGAGCAAGTGAAATCCTGAGACAGAAATTATATAGACAGCCAGTATATATAGTAGAATCTCCATTTAATATGTTAACTCTTTGGAAGTTAGGTCATCCCGCTATATGTATATTTGGTACTGGAGGAGGAAATCAGTATTCAATGTTGAATAAATTACCTATAAGACATTATATAATAGCACTAGACCCAGACGAAGCTGGCAAGAATGGTAGTAGAAAATTATTACATCATTTAGGAAAGACTAAGTTATTGAGTAAAGTAAACTATTTAGATAGTAGAGACATCAACGATTTAGACACAGAATTTAAAAAATTAAAAATTTCTCCAATAAATTTATAAAAAAGTGTTGCATAATTATATAAATGCCTATATAATTATGTTAATAAAACAAATAAAAAAGGAGAGATATAAATGAAAGAAGAATTTTATAAAGATGATAAAAAGAACTTTTGGACTATTCCAGTTAAAATAACAGATTTAGATGCTTTTAAAGAATTTGTTCAACTGTACAAAGAACTATTATACGATGAAAGAATAGATGAAGGTATAAGAAATGAGTATGAATTAAAATTAAAGGATTGGTTAGACAGAAAGTGTTAATAATCTTATTAAGAATATGAGAAAGTAGATAGAGGTTAGTTATTAAAATTATATAGTGTTTGGGGGAACACTTAATAATTCCCCTACTATAATTAAAAAATATAAGTTACCAGGGGGAATGATGTATGTTTAATGATGTAGTTAAAGTTTATGGTTTACAACACACTGATGAGGAATTAGTAAGAGATTATCAAGCAGGTTTTCATGATGAAGTTATTGCCTACGTATTTGAAAAGAATAAAAGTTTATTTTATCAAGTAAGTAAAAAATATGTTGGTGTAAGCGATGATGAAGTTACAAGTATAATATTAGAACAAATATGGAAATGTTTTGAAAACTTTGATGCTGAAAAGAGTACTAGTGGCAAATTAACTTCTATGATATGTGTTTATATCAAGAATGCTCTTAGAACTCTAACACAAAGTAATGCAAGTAATAAGAGAAAAGCCAACAACGGTGACCAATGTACTCCAATGAGTTGTTATGAAACAACTGAAGATAGATGGGAGGAAGCAAGTGTTGAAGATGAATATGACAAAGTAGAATTATCTGACTTAGTACATAAGGAAGATTTATCTGAAAAACAACTTCAATATTGTATGGTAGCACTTGACCATATGTGTGACTTACAACAATCTCATATGGCAAGGGAAATAGGAGTTAGTACCGCAGGAGTTGTTGGTATAAGAAGAGCACTTCAAAAGAAATTAAATTATTTATTGGGTTAGTAAAAACCGAAGTCTTACTATACTATATATAGTAAGACTTTTTTAAATACAAAGGAGGTAGTTATATGGAACTACAAGATTGGAAATTAAGTGAGTTAGGCGAAGATATTTGGAAGAAAAAATATCAACGCAATGGTGAAAGTTTTGAAGACTGGCTAGAGAGAGTTAGTGGTGGAGATACACAAGTTGCTCAACTGATAGTGGATAAGAAATTTTTATTTGGTGGTAGAATACTTAGTAATAGAGGTATTACAGACAGAGGTGTAACTTACAGTAATTGTTATGTAATAGAACCTCCACATGATAGTATCGAGGGTATATATGAGGCTGCAATGAAGTTAGCCCGTACATTTAGCTATGGTGGTGGATGTGGTGTTGATATTAGTACATTAAGACCAAAAGGAGCAGAGGTACATAATGCAGCTCTTACAACTAGTGGAGCCGTATCATTTATGGATGTCTTAGAACAAACTGCGAGAGTTATTGGTCAGAATGGAAGACGTGGAGCATTAATGATAAGTATGGACAGTAGTCATCCTGATATACATGACTTTATAGATGCTAAATTAGATAACAAATTAGAAAAATGTAATATCTCAGTACGTATGAGTGATGATGATATGGAAAATAAACCTGATATATTAGACCATATCGCATTAAATAATTATGACTGGGCAGAGCCAGGAATATTATACTGGGATACTATAAAACGTTATAACTTATTAGATGAATTTGCATATTTTGAATATGCAGGAGTAAATCCTTGTGCTGAGGAACCATTACCGGCAGGTGGTAGTTGTCTATTAGGAGCATTAAACTTAAGTGAATTTGTAGAAAACCCATTTACAGATAAAGCTGCCTTTAATATACCTGAGTTCAAAAGTGCAGTAAGAATAGCGATACGTGCCTTAAATGATGTGTTAGATGAAGGACTAGAATTACATCCATTAGAAGAACAAAGAAACAGCGTACGTGATTGGAGACAAATAGGACTTGGCATTATGGGGTTTGCTGATATGTTACTAAAAATGAGTTGTCAATATGACTCAGCGAGAGCGCTTGATATAATTGATATGGTAGGTAAAACACTAGTTAACACAGGATTAGAGGAAAGTGCCTTACTAGCTATGGATACTGAATCATTCCCTGAATGTGACCTACGTTTAATACTAGCAAGTACTTTTATAACCGTATTAAGAAATAGTAATGTTATTGAAGATAATACAATTGATTTGATAAAACGTTATGGCCTTAGAAATTCTCAATTATTCACAATTGCACCAACAGGAAGCATAAGTACTATGTTAGGTGTTAGTGGTGGCGTAGAACCAATATTTGCTACACACTATACAAGAAAAACTCAATCCCTACATGGAGAAGATGTATATTATAATGTATATACTCCAATAATACAAAAGATGATTGATACAGGAGTAATATCTGAGGAAAATGTAAGTACTATAGCCACTGCTCAAAATATAGACCCGTTTGACAGAGTTACAATACAAGCTCAATGGCAAAGATTTATTGATGCTAGTATAAGCAGTACAGTAAATGTAACTAATGATACAACTGTTGAAACTATAAGAGATTTATACCAAGCGGCATGGGAGGAAGGTTGTAAAGGACTAACAATCTACAGAGCTGGCTGTAAAAAAGAAGGTGTATTAGTAGTAGATAAACCTGAGGAAAATACTATACACATTCCAATAACTGACACGTCAATTGATAACTGTGTGGCATATGGCACTCAGTTAACAACAGGATGTGGTAGTCTATGGATGTCAGTATACTTCCATAAGAAAACTGGTCAATTATGTCATATCTTCTTAGACAAGGGAAGTACAGGTGGTTGTAATAGTTTCATGGTAGGATTATCAAGATTAATATCATTAGCAGGTAAAAAAGGTGCTACAGTTCAAGAAATAGTTGACCAATTAAAGAGTGTACCTGCTTGTCCATCTTATACTGTTAGAACTGCAATAAAAGGTGATACAAGTGCTGGTAAATGTTGTCCAAGTGCAATAGGAAAAGCACTACTAGAGTTAAACCGAAGATATACTACAGACCACATTGAGATGAGTACGGGAGAACTTAAGCAAGAAGAAATGACAGTAAATAATTGTCCTGAATGTGGAGCCAAATTAAACTTCACTGGTGGATGTAATAGTTGTCCTGAATGTGGATATACAAAATGTGATTAAGGGGTGATTATATGAATGAACAAATGTTTAAGAGTATAACAAGACTAAGAATGTCAATGTTAATGTTTTATAAATTATATTATAAATAAAAAAAGGATAGGTCAATAAAATGACCTATCTTTTTTATTTGAAAAAAAATTAAAAAAAAATTTCAAAAAAGTGTTGTATAATTATATAAGTAATGTTATAATTATGTTAATAAAAGATAAGAAAAGAGGAGTTGGAGTTAGATGAAAACATATGAAAGTAAAAAAGGTATATTTTATATTGAACAACATTGGATGGATAATAAATATTACATTTATAGACAAAATAAAATCAGTGATAACTTTGGTACAGTTGGTGAATTAGTTAATGGATGTTCATATAAAACTGTAGAAGAAGCTGAACAAGATTTATATGATTTATATTTATAAGATTTAAGGGGGAATATATATGATGAACTTTTTAAATAAATTTAATGAATTAATTGAAAACGAAGGTTTGGTTTGTTGTGATTTACAAAAAGATGGTCCCTATAAACATATATCTCATTTAAGCGATAAGAGAAACGCCTTTTATGTTCATAAAAGAAAAGATGGTAATTTAAGAATTATGATAAATAAAAATTTAGTTGGTAGAAATACAGACTTAGCACATCAACTTAAAAATTTAGGTTTTACTAGTGGATGCTCTACAAATAGACATCTTAGTGAATTTGTGTACGAGAGATTTAATCCAAATAAATTTAGTGATGGTGAATTAATGATAGTATTATTTGCATTAAAGACTGCTTGTATTAATTACAAAATAAATTGTAAAATATACTGTTAAAAAATATAAAAGTAGGTTAGTAAAATGACCTACTTTTCTATACTATATATGTAAGATAATTAAATAAAAATAAAGGAGTTGGTTTTAAATGGCTAAAATAAATATTAAAGATGCAGGTAAATTTACAAATGTAGGTTCAAGTGAATACTTTACACTAAAAGATGATGGAGATATAGCACAAGTAAGAATGTTATACACTGACCCAGAGGGAGGAGATATGGATTTCTTCTTAGTTCATCAACTAGAGATTGAAGTTAATGGTAAAAAAATAAGAAAATATGTAAGTTGTTTAGCAGTAGATGAAGATGGTCATGTTCACAAAGATGATTGTCCATTATGTAAAGCTGGATATAGAACTCAAGAAAAATTATTTCTACAGTTATATGATGAGACAGATGGCAAACTTAAAGTTTGGGAGAGAGGTAAAAACTTTGTAGGTAAAATAGTAAGTTTCTTGAATAGATATGGTAGCTTAGTTGAGCGTCCTATCGAGATTGAGAGAAAAGGTAAAAAAGGTGATACTAATACAACTTATGAAATGTTCGCATTAGAAAAAGATGGTAAAGGACTAGAAGATTTTCCTGAGAAGGTCAATATAGAAGGAACATATATTACAAAAGTAAGTAAAGCTGACATGATAGATATAGTAGACGGTATATATGATTGGGGCGGTAATAAAGCTCATAATGATGTTGAACCTGCTCCAAGTAGACGTGATGAGGCTCCAAGAAGGGAGAGTAGAAGACGTAGAGTTGTAGATGATGAATTTTAGTTTTATTAGGAGGTAGAATATGAAATACAATTTTAAAATATTTAAAAGTTTACAGGCCGTTAAAATATTTTGTGCTAAGAATACTAATAAAATTGAAGTGATAAGTTTAGTACCTAACCAATATTGTGGAAAACATGATGATTATCAAACTATTCATCATTATAAACCAATGGATTATCTATTGACTTATAAAAATATAGAAAAATAAATAACAAGTAAATACCAGGTATAAATTACCTGGTATTTTTTATAGGAGGGATATAATGAGTTTGTTTAAAGATACATTTAGTCGTTGTAATAATAAAGAGGCGAATAAAAAAGCGTTAGAAGTGTTGAGTAAAAAGAAAAATAAAAGAGCGCCAGTAACATCAATAGTTCCAAAGACAATGAAGGATAAAGTAGAATATGCAAAGATGATGTCTACTAAAATATTTGCTGATAGACTTGATAGAATGGAATTAGTAACTAGTGAAGATAGATTGAGACAGTTTGATAAAAAAGTAGTAGCCAATGGCATAGTAGCATTAGATACTGAGACAAACGGACTTGATAGAATAGACGGAAAAGTAGCTGGTATATGTCTTTATACTCCATATGAAAAAGGAATATATATTCCAGTGGGACATATTAGTTATATGACAAATATGGAACTACAAAGTAATGTATCTATTGAAGTAGTTAGAAAATTAATACAATCTTGGTCAGATAATAATATTAGATTTGTACTCCATAATGCTAAGTTCGATATGCACATACTATATTGGATGATAGGAGTTAAAATAGTGCCATACTGGGACACATTAATTGGAGGGTATTTACTTAATGAAAATGAACCTCATGGCTTAAAAGTATTATGGCAAAAGTATTGTACAGGAGAGAGCGCTGAGGTAGGTAAATTTGGTGAGTTATTTAATGGCATTGAGTTTAATAAGATACCTCCTGATGTTGGATATATGTATGCAGCCTTTGACCCTATAATGACTTTTGAATTATATGAATTTCAACGTGAGTATTTGGATAGAGACGGAAAATACTGTTATAAAAAAGGACTTGAAAGGGTGGCAGATGTATTTAGAAATATAGAAATGCCATTAATAGAAGTAGTATTCGATATGGAGGCACAAGGAGTAGACATAGATACAAACTTAGCACAACAACTTAAAGAGCGATATACTACGTATATGGACAATGCTCTTAATGAGTTCAATACACAAGTATCTGAACTTGATAAACAAGGAGTATTCAATGACTTAAGAGTAAAACATCCTGATAAATATAACAAAATAAGTGAGTTTGGAGAAGTGAATATTAATATAGGAAGTAATCAACAGTTAGTAATATTATTCTACGATGTCTTAAAATTAGAGCCACCAAAAGGTCAACGTAGCGTGGGAGAAGAACAGCTGAAACAATTACATCATCCATTAGTGAATAGTATATTAGAGTATAGAGGTATGAGTAAACTATTAAGTACTTATATTGATGCCATTCCTGAACATATAAGCAAAAGAACTGGTAAGTTACACGCAAACTTTAATCAGTATGGAGCTAAAACTGGTAGATTTAGTAGTAGTGACCCAAACTTACAAAATATACCAAGTAGGACTAAAAAATTAAGTGATGGCACTGTAATAGATGCTGGACATGATATTAGACAGATGTTTGTTGCAGGCCCAGGTAATGTAATAATTGGTGGTGACTTCTCACAACAAGAACCGAGATGTTTGGCACATATGAGTCAGGACGAACATATGATACAAGCATATTTAGACGGTAAAGATTTATATAGTACTATAGCCAGTAAGTTGTATAATATGCCATATGATGAGTGTAAAGAGTTCAGACCTGACGGTACAGTTAACCCTGAAGGGAAACAACGTAGAAGTTCCGTTAAACCTATATTACTAGGAATTATGTATGGTAGAGGTGTAACAAGTATAGCCGAGCAGATGAATATCAGTAAAGAGGAGGCACAACAAGTTATTAACGACTTTTACAATCAGTTTCCAAAAGTAAAAGGATTTGTAGACTTTGCTCAAGAGAATGCAAGAGAGTATGGTTTTGTAGAAACTGCGTGGGGAAGAAAAAGAAGATTACCAAATATGCAGTTAGACCCAATTGAAATAACAGTTGAGAATCCTAACTTAGTTGATACATTTAATCCATTAGATTTTACTGGAACTGCTAATACAGAGGTGACCGATGAGGTTTATTTTAAATATCTTAAATTAATGAATAGAGCCTTTGGTAGAGAGGCAAAAGAGAAGATTAAACAACTGGCCAAAGATGAAGGCTATAAGATAGTTGATAATGGTGGATATATAGCAGATGCTCAGAGACAATGTGTTAACAGTATAATACAAGGTAGTGCGGCTGATATGACAAAGATAGCAATGATAAGAATTCATGACAATAAAAGACTACAAGAATTGGGATATAAATTAATCATACCGGTGCATGATGAAGTATTAGGAGTATGTCCAAAAGAGAATGCCAAAGAGGTGAGAGATATACTAGAATACATTATGGTACACGTAGTAGATGGTAAATTTGAAATACCAATGAAAACTGATATTGAATGTACGTATAGATGGTATGGAGAGGGAATAGAAATTTAATAAATATTTAAAACTCGGTTAGTAAAAGCCGAGTTTTTTCTATACTATATATGTAAAACAAATAAGAAAAAGGAGATGTGTAATAATGAGTAAAGAAATTGCAGTAGTATTAAATAGTGGTGGTGTAGATAGTACAACAGCAGTAGGACTAGCAGTAAGTTATTATGGAAAAGAAGATGTTGTTACAGTTAGTGCTTACTATGGACAAAAGCACAGTATTGAATTAGAATGTGCCAAAGATATAGCTGAATATTATGGTGTAAAACATATGGAAATAGATTTAAGTAAAATATTTGCATATAGTAACTGTTCTCTATTAGCTAATAGTACAGAAGAAATTAGACATGAGAGTTATGCAGACCAAATAGCTGAGGACGGAGAAGGAATGGTAAGAACTTATGTACCATTTAGAAATGGATTATTATTAAGTAGTGTAGCAGCTATAGCGATGAGTCTAGTTGAAGATAAACCTGATACAACTGCGACTATATATTTAGGAGCTCATGCAGATGATGCGGCTGGTGAAGCCTATGCTGACTGTAGTCCTGAATTTACTGAGACTATGGATAAAGCTATATCAATTGGTACTTATGACAAAGTTAGAGTTCATGCTCCTTTTGTAAATATGACTAAAAAGGATATTGTACGTTTGGGATTAGATTTAAAAGTGCCATACGAATTAACTCATAGCTGTTATGAAGGTGAAAGACCTTGTTGTGGTACTTGTGGTACTTGTATAGATAGAATAAATGCCTTTAAGGCAAATGGTGCAGTTGACCCTGTACCATATAAAATAAATATAAACTGGGAGGAAAAATAATATGTATAAAATAATAAAGAAAATGGAAGTTGCAGGAGCTCATAAATTAGATTTACCTTATGAAAGTAAATGTAGTAATCTACATGGACATAACTGGAATATAGAAGTTCAAATAGAGAGTGAAGAATTAACTGAGTATGGTATGGTAATGGATTTTACACACATTAAAAAAGTGGTAAACCAACTAGACCATGCTTATATAAATGAGGTGGTTGGAGTTAATCCAACTGCTGAGAATATTGCTAAATGGATAGCTGACCAATTAACAGGTATGTTTGATGGCATATATGTAAAATGTACTAGAGTAAGCGTTGAGGAAAGTGCTCATAACACTGCAATATATGAAGTTAAAGGGGGATGTAACTGTGGAAGATAAAATGTATAAAGTAAATGAGATATTTTTAAGTATAGATGGAGAAGGAGTTAGAACTGGATTGCCTACAGTCTTTATAAGACTGTATGGCTGTAATTTAAAATGTAGTTACTGTGATACTCGTTATAGTTGTGAAAATAGTGAATATACTGAAATGCCACTAATGGACATATTAGAAAAAGTATTATCATATGGTGTTCCCCGTGTAACATTAACAGGGGGAGAACCACTAATACACGAGGGAGTAAAAGATTTAATTAACTCTTTAGTGGCAAATGATATTGAAGTAAATATTGAAACTAATGGTGCAGTTGATTTAGACGACTTTTGGGAATATAAGTATAATAGCAAAGTAATATTTACAATGGATTATAAATGTGCCAGTAGTGGTATGGAAGATAAAATGTTATTGTGGAATTTATATTTATTACAACCTAAAGATGTAATTAAATTTGTAGTTAGTAATTACGATGAATTAGAAAAAATGGAATATATACTTAAGGAAGGTGAGTGTAAAGCACGTCCTTATGTATCACCAGTATTTGGTGCAATAGACCCAAAAGAATTAGTTGAATATGTATTAGATAATAATTTAAATGATGTAACAGTACAAGTGCAATTGCATAAAATAATATGGAATCCAAATATGAGAGGTGTATAATATGATAGATACTAAGAAAATTGAAGGCGCAGTAAGAGATATATTAGAAGCGTTAGGAGATGACCCAAACAGAGCAGGACTAAAAGAGACTCCTAAAAGAGTCGCTAAAATGTATCAAGAAGTATTTGAAGGGATGAATTATACAAACGAAGAAATAGCTGAGATGTTTGATAAATGTTTTTATGATGAGGGAGCAGATGACCTTGTAACTGTATCTAAAATACCAATTTTTAGTTATTGTGAACATCATTTAGCTTTGATGTATAATATGACTGTCAGTGTTGGATATATACCAAACGGTAAAGTTATAGGACTGAGTAAAATTGCTAGAGTGGCAGACATGGTAGCTAAGAGACTACAATTACAAGAACGTATTGGAGAAGATATTGCTGATATACTACAGATGATATTAGATACAGAAGATATAATTGTAGTAGTAGAAGGTGAACATAGTTGTATGACTGCAAGAGGAATTAAATCTCGTGGAGCTAAAACAAGAACTGCAACTATAAGAGGTAGATTTAAAACTAATATTGAATTAAGACAAGAAGCATATGAATTATTTAGATAAAAAATTAAGTGGTCAGTTAGTAAACTGGCCACTTTTTATATACTATATATGTAATTAAAAAGGAGTTGATAACATGAGTTTTGATTTATACTTCGCAGGAGTGAGAGATATTGAAGCTGATGAAGCCATGATGGCAAGAGGAAGTTGTAGATTATATTCTCAACTACGTGATAGGAGTAGAGGAAAATTATGGTTACAACAAGCTAAAGAAAAACCAGGTACAAAAGTATTTGTAGATAGTGGAGCATATAGTGCCTGGTCAAGAGGTAAAAGTATTGATACAGATGAGTATATAAATTATTTAAATGAGAATACCAATGAGTTAACATTGTTTGCTAGTGTAGATAATATACCAGGAGAATTAACAAGGACACCAACACTAAAAGAGAAACAACAATCTCCATTATTATCGTGGGAAAATTATATGTATATGAGAGAGCGAGTAAAAGAACCCGACAAATTATTACCAGTTTTTCATATGGGAGAAGATTTTAAACATCTGAGTAATATGTGTAATACAATATTAGACGGAAAACATATACCATATATAGGGTTAGGAGGAACAGTTGGAATTAGACCAAGCTCAGTAAAAGCAGACTGGTATAAACAATGCTTTAAAGTAATAAAAGAGAGTAATAACCCAAATATAAAAACACATGCTTTTGGAATGACTAGTTTGGATATATTAGAGAATTATCCATTTACAAGTGCTGATAGTACTACCTGGATGATGTTGGCAATTAATGGAAATATTCTTACAAAATATGGTGTTGTAGGATTATCTAATTCTGCTCAACACAGACCTAACCACATATTAAAATTACCAAAAGATGTACAGAAACAAGTGGAAGCACAAATAGCTGAATGTAATTTGACATTAGAAGAATGTGTAGAAAATACTAACTTGAGAACTGTTGTTAATATTCATTATATACAAAACTGGGCAGATAAGTATAAATACAAAGGTAACAATAGGTTTCAAAAGAGATTATTTTAGGAGGTGAGCTGAATGAGTTTTAACTTATATTTAGCGGGAAGTAAAGTAAATACTCAGAATGACATAATAATAAAAAGAGAATGTGATGTACTATTTTCACAAATAAATGACAGGAAAGCTATAATGAAGTTTTTAGAAGTAATGTCCAATAATAAGTTATTTATAGACTCGGGAGCATACAGTGCTTGGAGTAAAAATAAACATATAGACGTAGAAGATTATATAAAGTTTATAAATGATAATACAGACAAATTTACTTTGTTTGCAAGTGTAGATGACATTCCAGGTGAGTTAAAAAGAAAACCTACATTATTAGAGCAACGTGAATCGCCTGAGAAGTCTTGGCATAATTATTTATATATGAGAGAGCAAGTAAGAGACAAAGATAAACTATTACCAGTATTTCATATTGGAGAAGACTTTAGACATTTACAAAATATGTTAGAGGCAACGTTTCATGGGAAACATATTCCATATATAGGACTTGGTGGAACTGTTGGATTGGCCAGCTCAGTAAAAGAAGATTGGTATAAACAATGTTTTAAGATTATACAACAAAGTAAGAATCCAAAAGTAAAAGTTCATGCGTTTGGGATGACTAACTTAGACATATTAGAAAATTATCCCTTTGAGAGTGCAGACAGCACAACGTGGTTAATGGCTGCAATAAATGGAGAGTTATGTACCAAATATGGTAGAATATGTGTATCATCAAAAGTACAACACAAAGTCAGTCATTATAATAAATTACCACAGTTAGTACAGAGACAAATAGATGAGCAATGCGTTTCATATGGAACATCAATAGAGCAATGTATGGAAAACCAAGAGAGTAGACAATTATACAATATAAATTACTTTAAAGATTGGGCAGATAACTATAAATATAAAGGTAATAACAGATACCAAAAAAGATTATTTTAGGAGGGAAAATTATGAAAGTAAATACAAGTATATTAAAAGATATGTTGAAAGCGGTAAGTAGTTGTAAACCAAGTAAAATATTAGAAATAACTAATTACTATGAGTTAGATTTTAGTGTAGAAGGATTATCATTGAGAGCAACAGACGGCATAAACTTCATAACAATTAATCACCCAACAGAATGTGATGAGAACATGTCAGTTATAGTAAAAGCTGACCAATTTAGTAAATTAATTAATAAAACTACTAAAGATACAGTGACACTTAAATTGACAGATAACTACTTAGAAGTAAAAGGTAATGGTAATTACAAAGTTGAAATAGTTAATGATGAAGTTTATCCAACTTTAGACATAGATACTGATAAAGAATTTACTGTAACTTATACAACTTTAAGTAATGCAATAACTAGTGGCGCTAAAGCTAAGAGTAATGTACCAACAGATGGTGTATTATTTAGTTACTTAGTAAGAGATAGTGAGATAGTTACTGCCGATGCAATAAAAGTATATAGTACTGAGTTAGACGGTAAAGATTTAGAAGAAATAGAATTATTAATACCTCCAACATTAGCAAACTTATTACAATCAATAGATGTTGAGAACATAAAATTTATGGTAGATAAAGATTGCTCAACATTGAGAGCGGTAGGACAAAATATAACTATTACTGGAGCCTTACAAGAGGGAGCAGATGAGTATCCCGATGTATTTCCATTATTGACTAGTAATTATCCTCATACTTGTGAATTAGACGTTAAGCAAGTTTTACAAGCATTAGATAGATTAGATTTATTTATAGGTATATATGATAAAGGTATTATAGATTTAGTATTTAGTGAAACTAATATGGTCATATCAACTTCTAGTAAGTCCCTAGAGGTGATTGAATATACTAAGCCGATAGATTTATCGGAGCCATTTATTATCAGTGTAAATAGCGCTTATATGAAGGACTTATTTAGTGCAGTAGATGAACCTAATGTAACTATAGAATTTGGTACAGAGGAAACACTTAAACTACAAACTAAAGATAGTATAATGTTGTTGGCAACTGCCGATGAAGAATAGGAGGTTTCATATGAAGTTGAATAAAATAGCCAAAATGGTCAGAGCTGAAAAGAGTAATGAGATTGCCCAACAGTTTGTAAATGACTTAATATATACAATAGAGAAGGAGAATGAAAGTGATTATATCCCAACTAGGTCTTATAAACCTAGTGGGATAGCAGGTTGTAAGAGAGGTTTATATTATCAGATGATAGGAGCTCAACCAGATGAACAAAGTAGTGGACTAAATTTAATTGGTATCTGTGAGAGTGGAACTGATAGACATGAGACAATACAAGATTATATACAACAAATGGCAAAATACACTAATAATTGTAAATGGATTAATGTAGCTGAGTATTTACACAGACAAGGAATTACTGACCCTCAGGTGGTATCTCAAGAAGGAAATGAAACTAAGTTATTCAGTAAGAAATATAATATGAGATTTATGTGTGATGGATTAGTGAACTATAAAGGAGAGTACTATATAATAGAGATTAAAACTGAGAGTACACATAAATATAACTCACACGAGGGACCACATCAAGCACATAAACTACAAGCAGCTTGTTATTCTATGTGTATAGGCGTACCAAAAGTAATATTCATCTATGAGAATAGAGATAATTGTAGTAAAAAAGGTTATTTATTCGAAGTACCACAAGAAATGATTGAGAACATAGAAGATACTATACAGTACGTAGATGACTGTGTGAGATTAAATGTAGTGCCACCAAAAGAGCCTAAATGCACGTACTGTAAATATAAAACTATCTGTGCTAAGGAGGATGCTCATGAACTATGGTAAGAAATTCGAGAATAACTTTAAGAAGGGAGTCGGTAAAGAATTAGTGAGATTATATGATACTACTAATGGATATGCAGGAGTAAAGAATCCTTGTGATTTTATCTATTACAGATACCCTTTCCAATATTTGTTTGAGTTAAAAAGTGTAAAAGGTAGTAGATTTGATTTTAGTAATATAACTGACAATCAAAAGGAACAATTGGATTTTTACAGCCATATAAAAGGCTGTAATCCAATGATAGTTGTTGAGTTCAGAGATTATAAAGAAGTATATATGATACCATGGAGTACAATACAAAGAACAATGAAGAATGATAAACAAAGTTTGACTATAACTGATTGTCAAATAATAGTTAATATATCTAGATTACCAGTTGAGTATCAGAGAATAAATTTTAAATTAGATAAAGAGACTTTTAATAGCAGAATATTCTTAATGGCTCAATTGAAGGAGTGTGCTGATAATGAGTAAATTGGATATTATAAAAGAGTTCAATAAACAATGCGGTGATGTAGTTAATACTGCGTTAACTATTAGTGAAAAATATACAAGTACATTGGATGATTGTATATATGAAGTTAAAGAACTACTACAAAATACCTCTACACTGAGTAATGATGACTTGGAGAAATATATAGCACTATTACCAGTGTTGATGTATGAACTAATAGACAAAATGCAAGTATTAGGAGTTAGAGTTGATGCAGCTAAGACTCAAAAGAAAACACGTTTTAACACTGCTTATATGCACAGTGATGAGAGTACAGTGGCAGCTAAAACAAGTGATGCTCAACTAATGGTGGAAGAAGAACAATTTATTGAAGACATATATATAAGAGTATATAAACAATGTGAGAAGAAATTAGATATAGCTGATATGCTACACAGTAGCTTGAAGAAATTAATGAACTTAAGATTAAATGAGTTCAATGTAACAAGAAATAATATGATGGCCAATGGGAGGGATTATTAATGGCAAATAAAAAAGTAAAAGTGAGATTATTTGAAGGTGGTAAAGCTCCACAAAGTAAAAATGGTAATTGGTATGACTGTTATGTACGTACTGCAAGTGTGAATGGTGTAGAACCTACTGGTAATATAATAAGGTTCTCACCTGGAGATATAATAGTAGTCAATTTAGGATTTGCTATGGACATGGGAAAAGGCTACGAGGGATATATATTACCTCGTAGTAGTACCTTTAAACATACTGGCCTACTACTAACTAATAGCATGGGATTAGTAGATGATACGTATTGCGGAGATAATGATGAATGGTTAGCAATGTTTTATAGTACTAGATATGGAGCATTTAAAAAAGGTGATAGATTAGTTCAGATAAGTGTGAAAAAAAGTGTACCAGTAGATATGGATGAAGTTGAGATTTTAGGTAATGAAGACAGGGGAGGCTATGGAACAACTGGTAAATAAAACAAAGTGGGTGGTTAGTAAATCACCCACTTTTTCTATACTATATATGTAAGATAAATAAACTGTAAGGAGTGATAAGTATGAGTAAACCAATGGATTTAGGAATTAAACAAGCTAAAATGACTATGAGTAAAGGAATAGGAGGTCCCTTTGGAGCTGCTATAGTAAATAGTAAAACTGGAGAAATAATTTGTGTAGATAGTAATCATGTATTAGGTAATAATGACCCAACTGCTCATGCTGAGATATGTGCTATAAGAACTGCCTGTAAGATATTAAATACATTCGATTTAACTGGATATACTTTATATGCCACTGGATATCCTTGTCCAATGTGTATGGCTGCAATAATATGGGCTAACTTGGATAAAGTGATATATGCTGGTGATGTAAAAGATGCTGAAGAAATAGGTTTTAGAGATGATTTTATATATGATTTTATAAAAGGAGATTGTAAGAATAGAGAAGTGGTTCCCGTGCAGCATGACCCTAAATCTAGAGACAAAGTAAGAGAACTATACAAAGAATACCAAGAAACTAATAAGGAGATGTATTAATATGAGAGAAATAGATTTAAAAATGGCTGCATTAAATAAAAAATTTGGTGCAGATATAATACAACAAGGAACTGACATAATAGAGGTAGATAAAATACCTTTTAGTTCACCTATGGCAAACTATATGACATATGGAGGAATACCAATTGGAAAAATAACTGAGTTCTTTGGAGGTGAAGGTGGAGGAAAAACAACATCTGCTCTTGATATTTGTGGTAATGCTCAAAAGAAATTCGCTGAGGTGTATAGTAAAAAAGTTGGTGAATTGATACAACAGATAGAACTATTACAACAAACTAATACAAAACAAGCTCAAAAGGAAATTACTAAGTTGAGTACAGAATTAGATAAAGTACAAGAAAAAGGAGAAAAATTAGTACTATATATAGATACAGAACAAACATTGGATACTGAATGGGCTAAGTTACTTGGAGTAGATACAGAGAAGATGATATTAGTAAGACCACAAGAACAGACTGCTGAACAGGTACTACAAATAATAATTGAATTAATATCAACTGGCAATGTAGGTTTATGTGTATTAGACAGTATACCATGTCTAGTTCCTCAACAAATATTTGATGAGAGTATGGAAAAGAAAGCGTATGGTGGTGTATCTCAACCACTGACTGTATTTTGCAGTAAAATTTTACCTCATTTAACAGTAAATCAATGTGCGTTCATAGGAATTAATCAAATACGTGAAGACTTAGGTAGTATGTTCAGCACTATAAGTACACCTGGAGGAAAAGGTTGGAAACATGCTTGTAGTTTAAGAATCAGATTTAGAAAAGATACATTATTAGATGAGAATAATAAAGAGTTGAGTAGTAAAGCTGAAAATCCTGCCGGCAACAGAGTTGGCATGGAAATAATAAAAACTAAAGTATGCAAACCAAATAGAAGATTAGGATATTACACATTAAAATACTTAGAGGGTGTAGATACACTATACGATATGATTAATGTTTGTATGTTTTATAAAATAGTACAACAAGCAGGTTCTTGGTATAGAGTAATAGATGAGCAAGGTAATATAGTATTAGATAAAGAAGAGAATGAACTGAACTTCCAAGGTATGACTAGATTTATTAATTATCTACATGAACATGAAGACGTGGTACATGAGTTATTAACTAGACTAAATGAGGTGATGTTAGATGAGTAATAATGGAAATAAGTGCCAGGAAATTGTTATGAGATATAAAAACGGAGATAAAGAGGCGATAAACGAATTACCACAGTACATAGACAATATGGTATATTCCCTATTAAAACCATATAAATTATACAATGATAGAGATGAGCTGTACCAGGTCGCATGGCAGTGTATAATGAAGTGTGTAGACCATTATGACCCTTCATATGGCACACTATTCACAACTTTTGCATATCCCTCAATAAAAAGAGAATTAAGACAGTACAGAAATAGAATAGACAAACATAATAGATATACTACAGATGGTGAACAAAATATATATAAGATATTATCTATAGATGGATATATACAACTCAAACATCATGGTCATATTAGATACACATCATTAGAGAATTATTTGGAAAGTAAAGAAGATGTAGAGCTTAGTGCTTTAGTACGTGAACTAAAAGAGATTATTAGAGAAGAACTAAAGAACGTGAAGAATGACAAACAACGTGCTATAATAGCAGATTATCTGTGTGGCATAAAAGGTACATACATAGCATATCAGTACAGTGTATCACCTGCGTATGTATCAAGAGTAGTAAAAGATTTTTTTAAAAAAGTTAAAGACCAAGTTAGCGAATAAGGGGTACCTCCTATACTATATATAGGAGGTGTTTTTAATGAGTACGAGAAGTAAAAGTGATGAACAGGAGCAATATGTAGCAAATTACTTAGAAGGAGAAGTGACACCAAATAGTGGAGCAGGTCATACTAAAAAAGGTGATGTGTTAGTTGATAACTTCTATCTAGTGGAATGTAAGACTAAAATGCAACCTGCAACACAGTTCACAATAAAAAAGGAATGGCTGACAAAACTACAACAACAATCATTAGCAATGCATAGACCTTATACTGCATTAGTATTTGACTTTGGAAAAGTAGGGGAAGAATATGCAGTAATACCTTTACAAGATTTAAAAGATTATATTGAGAAATTAAAGGAGGAGTTATAATATGGAAGCATTAGCAACTAAATACAGACCAAGAACATTTAAAGATGTTGTTTGTCAAGATAATATAAAAAAGGTATTAACTAACCAATTGGAAACTGGAGAGATAAAACAAGCGTATTTATTTTGTGGCAGTGCAGGAACTGGAAAAACTACGAGTGCAAGAATATTTGCCAATGATGTAAATGAAGGTAAAGGTAAACCAATAGAGATAGATGGGGCTAGTAATAATGGTGTTGATAATATACGTAGTATAATTGATGATTGTAGGATGAAAAGTTTGGATAGTAAATATAAAGTATATATAATAGATGAAGTTCATATGTTGAGTATAGGAGCATTTAATGCTCTATTAAAAGTATTAGAAGAACCACCAAAAGGAGTTATATTCATACTATGTACTACTGACCCACATAAAATACCTGCAACTATATTGAGTAGACTTCAAAGATTTGACTTTAAACGTATACCTCAGTTTGAGATAGTACAGAGATTGAAATATATACTAAAGGAGGAAGACACATATATAACATATGACATAGAGGCATTGGAGTATATAGCTAAGTTGGCCGACGGTGGAATGAGAGATGCCATAATGAAGTTAGATACAGTTATAGGATATACAAATAATATTACATTACAAGCTGTATTAGATTGTCTAGGTATTACTAATTATGAACATCTATTAAAGATAGTACAAGGTATTATAAATAAACAAGCAGATGAGCCAATACAAATAATAGACAGTATATACAGAGACGGCAAGGACTTAAAACTATTTGTAAAAGATTTAAATAAGTTTGTACTAGACCTATGTAAGCTGAACATAACAAGAAATAAAGAACTAACAATGATACCAACTGACATAATGAGACAGTGTATCCACATAGCAACTAATACTTCAAAATATGACTTAGTAGATATATTAGACGGAGTAAATAACTTATTAGACAAGATAAAATATGAGCAGAATCCTAAAAATTTGATTGAAAGCGAGTTGATTATTTTATGTCTAAAATAATTGGACAAAGTAAATTACAAGCTAAGTTGAATGGTCAACCTATCCCCCACTTTTTTATATTGTGGGGTGATAGAGGAGCTGGAAAGTACTTGATGAGTAAACAAATAGCTAATAATAACCATTACAATTATGTATCAGTGGAGAACAATATAGAAGGTATTAGACAATTAATAGAAGACTGTACTGCTATATCAACACCGACATTATTTTATATAAAGGGAGATGAGTTATCTATACCAGCTCAGAATGCACTTCTTAAATTAGCAGAAGAACCACCTAGTAAGGGATATATAATGATTGGAGTAAGAAACATAGATAACTTATTAGCTACAATACGTAGTAGAGCAAAACTATTAATAATGGACAATTACAGTGTACATGAGTTAAATGACATCTTTGATTTATATGACTTAGGAGAAGTACCTAGAGATATATTATGTAGAGTAGCCACAACACCTGGACAGATATTGGAATATGTTGATAAAGATTTTATTAATATGTATCAATACGCATTAAAGGTATACAACAATATATTGAAGGTCAGTACTGGCAATGCTTTTAAGATATGTAATCCAATAGGATTTAAAGAGAATGATGGCTATCCAGTGGAACTATTTTTAGAACTATTTAAACAAGTAGTAATAGATGAGCAGAAACATAGCAGTTATGTAGATTATAAGATGATAGAGTATACTAGCTCAGCTCTATGGGACTTAAGAATAAGAGGAGCCAATAAACCATTGATATTCGATATTTGGGTATTAAATATTAGAACTTTAAGGGGGAAATAATATGTTACCACTACAAAATGATGCAAGAGCTATTAAAAAATTTGCCAAACAATTCGCAGAGGCATATAAAGATTGTTTTGCCTGGTATAGCGAGGAGAAATATGTTCGTGGATTTGCTACTAGACATTTTGAAACTGTATGTGCTATCAATGAAGATGAGAATGGCATCAAGATAAGTAAGAAAAATAAAAAATTATTTGTAGATGAGTTTAGCAAAATAACATTAAATAATATACTATATATGAAACAAGAACACAATCAAAGGGAAAAACAAGATATCAAGAAACATGGAGTAAAGAGAAAAAAACAAAAGGGAGGAAAATAGTATGATAATATTTAATTTTATGTGTTTAATAATGGCGATGAGTATAGTGATTGATTGGATAACACAAACAATAGGAGATAGAGACATTGACGGTATGAGCGCAATAGTAATTTCAATAGCAATATGGTACTTAGTACAAATAGTAGGAGGAATAAAATTATGTTAGGTTTATTAGACTTACAAACACAAATAAGGGAAGGTAGTTTACTTCCCTTTTATATTTTTACTGGAGAAGAAATAGAGTTACAGAATATCTACTTAAAACAGATGGGCAATGTAATAAGAGTTGATAGAGTGGCAGACATCTATAACAAAATAACTAGTAAATTAATAAGTGGTAAATTTGCAGTATATGTAGTTAGAGATGATATGGATTTTATCAAGAGTGAGAAAACGTGGGGCAGTATAAGTGATAGAATTAGAAATGCAGTATTAGTAATACAAGTTACAACACCAAATAAATGTAAGAAGTTTATAAAAGAATTAAATGATTGTGTAGTAGAATTCAATCATATGACTACAAAGCAATTATTAAATGTGGTCAATATGGACTGTAGTGTGAGCAATAAACAATATTTCATTGAAGCTTGTAATAATGACCTGAATACAATAAATAATTATCTTGATATATTCAAGAGAGCGGGAATAAAAGAGTTGAATAAAAAGATAGTAGATGAGTATATACCAACAAAGGAAGATGTAACTGTATTCCAGTTAGCTGATGCAGTGATGAGAAAAGATGAGCAATTAACATTTAGATTGTTAGACCAATTACTAGAAGATAAGAATAATGTAATGGGTATTATATATGCTATATATTCTCAACTTCATAAATGTGTATTAGTAGAAGGATACAGAGGCGAGAAGAATATAAGCAAAGTAACCGGTATTAATAGTTGGATATGTAATAATATACTACGTGATAACCGTATAGAACCTTCTAAATTACTTACTGCACTACGTTTGGTACAAAAGTATGATAAAGGGATTAAAACTGGTAAATATGATGGTGTAATGGCTTGTTATAGTTTAATTGTAGAAATTTTAAGTTGTTGTTAGTAAAATGTTAAATTTTTCTATACTATATACAAGGAGATGATAGTAATGAAAATAAACAAAGAATTTGAAATTACTACTGACAAGGATAAAAATTATGTGCTAATACAAACTTATAAGACTAAGGTTGGCACATACACAACAAAGGAAAGATATTACCCAACACTAGAAAAAGCGTTGTGTGATTGTTTAAAATTAGGTATACTGCAAACCGAATTAAAGGATTTAAAAACTGTATTAGATACCCTAAATAAACTGGAAAAGGATATTAAAAAGAGTTTAAAGGAGGTAAAGTGGTATGAGAAGAAGATGTAAAAAATGTAACGGTGATGTAGAGTATTGTAAAATGGGTAGAGGTAGCTATAGTTTAATATTTGTTCTAGTAGGTGGATGTATGATGTGGATTCCAATATTAGGTTGGATAGCAGCTCCAATATGTTTTATATTAGCAATATTAATGTTATTTATGCCAACACATTACTTTGTAAGATGTGTTAGATGTGGTGATGTTGAAAACATAACAAAAGAAGAATATGAGGAGGTAATGAGATAATGTTTGCAGAACAAAATTTTAAAGTAACTTTAGTTAACAAAGAAGAGGTAGCACAATTTATAAAGAAGCATGGTGAATTTGCTTGTGTATGTTATGATACACCAAAAGAACAGGCGGAAAAAGTAGGACTACACTGTTTAAAGAGTGGACATTTAAGTGGTAGTAGACATTTATTCTTTGTATTTGAGTTAAATAGAATACCACGTTTTACAATAGACCAGTTAGTAAGACACGAAGTAGGAGTAGTAAAAAATGTACAAAGTTTAAGATATGTGACAAAGAATAGAATTGATGTATATATATCACCCGAAGTAAGAAGGAACCCCCAACTTGTTAAATCTCATTTTTTAAGTGAAGAATATGCAGCAACTTGTTACCAACTAACAATTGATAAAATGAAACAATTAGGGGTTAATAAAGAACGTGCTAACGAGATAGCAAGGACTTTTTTACCAATAGGAATTGCAAGTGCATGTAGTTTTGCAGTAAACATAGAAGGTCTTATACATTTAGCAAATGTAAGATTATGTAATAGAGCTGAATTACCAATACATTATTTAGTACAACAGATGGTAAAAGAAGTAGTTGCAGTTGAGCCAAGATACAAAGAATTATTAGTTCCACAATGTAAAAAATTAGGGTATTGCCCAGAAATGAAAGGGTGTGGAAAATATGAGCCGAAGAAAAAGTAAAAGTGATAGAGAATTAGTGGCAGACTTGACAGACAGAGTTAAATTATTTTGTGATAGTATGTATGACGGTAAAACTAGGGGCTGCAAAGATTGCCCCCTAGCACAATACGACACTGCGGACTGTAGGTTGGCATATATGCAATATATATTAAGTAAAGGAGGGGAAAAGGATGAATAATACAACAGTGGCAAACTTAGCTACTATAGGTGGAATTACAATAGCTACTATAATAGCTGGATTTTCATTCCCAGTAAGTTTGGGAATTATTGGAGCAACAACAATAGGATGTGCATATTTAACATATAAGGAGGGTAAATAATATGCCAAAATTATTTAAATTACTGAAATTTATTTTTCAAGTATTTACAATAATAAATTTACTACTTATGTATGGTGATATATGTTTAGGTGAATATGGTTGGGTCGTAATAAGTGGAGCATGTGCGCTAGTATGTTACTATTTAGCTAGATTACTAGACTCCGTAGAAATAAAATAGTACAAAGGAGGGTAAATAATGGACGAATATTATTACACTAATGAACAAATAGAATGCAGGGTCTTAGCACCCTGCAATATAGCTAGGTTAAAAGAGCATAGACAATGTGAATTCTGCCACCTATGCTTTGACTGTATTGTATATAAAGATAGAAATAAAATTAATTTGTGCCAGTTCTTGGACAATTATTTAAAGGAGGAAAAATAGTATGATACAATTAATGGGATGTTTATTAGGATTAGCAGCAATACTTTGGTTAGTGGTTATGGTTTTATTATGTGTGGAGGATAAAGACGATGATAATTAAAGTGTTAATATTTGGTGTTGTTGGTGAGTTATTATTAGGTCTTATTTATTTTTATATAGTAACAAAGGGAGGTAAATAGTATGGAAATTAAAAAGAAAAACTACCCTAAAGGGGATTTGGTTACTAGTGGAGATATAATTATAGATGGAGATAGTTATTTATTAGTAGGCTGGGATTATGTTAAGCAAAAAGCAATTACAATAGATTTAAGCGAAACTACTAATAATGTAAGAATATATAATAATGGTGACGAAATTAGAACTAAATATAAAAATAATAGAATTATAAAAGCGTGTGATATAGTATTAAGTTTTAATGAATAGTAAAGGGAGGTAAATAGTATGGAATATAAAATAGGTGATTTAGTTAAAATAAGAGAGGACTTACAAGCAGGTGAAAAATATGGAGAGTGTAGTGTTATAGAAGATATGCTGCAATTTAGAGGTTTAGTTGATACTATAGAGTATATAGACCAAGACGGGGATTACCATTTAGCTACTTATAATAACCCTTATGTATGGAATAAAGATATGTTAGAACCGGCACTAACAATAAACCAAGCTAAAATGGATAGATTGGATATATACCAATATATATTAAACAACTTAGAGGAAACTTATAAAAATAAAAATAATGACTATGGTAATAGTGTTGCAGACACATATGAAAAATTTGGTGATTTGTCATTCCTAGTAAGGATTACAGACAAATATAATAGACTATTAACATTGTGCAACCCAAACAACGAACAAAAAGTAAAGGACGAGAAAATAGATGACACTATATTAGACTTAGCAAATTACTGTTTACTATGGTTAGTGGAAAAAGAATATAAAAATAACAGTCCCACATAAAAATGTGGGATTTTTTTTATTTTTTTTCAAAAAACACTTGATTAATTATATAAGTAGATGTATAATTATGTTAATAAAAGATAGATAGAGGGGTTGAGAGGAATGTTAGATATAAAGTTCGACAAAATGGAATTGTTGCACAGTTACCAAAAGCACGGACTTAATAAATCAAAAATATTAGAAGCATTGGAAACTGGCATAAAAGATATAGTAGTAGGTAAACAAAGCAACAAGTTGATATACACAATGAATTATACAACAATAGTAATAGACAAAGATAACAATTTCTTAACTGCTTACAAAACAAGTGAGCAGCAATACAATACTAAAAAAATAAAAAGTTTAAATGGAGGTAAGTAATATGATGAAAAAATTAATGAGTTTAGGATTAGCTGGTATTTTAAGTGCAAGTTTATTAGTTGGATGTAATAGTAATAACAACGATAAAGACGACACAGTAACAATTAAATACGTGGACGACCAAGGTAATGTTAAAAGAGAAAAAGTAACTAAAGAAGAAGCAAAACAAATAGAGCAAAAACAACAACAAACAACAAAAGATAATGGCACAACTAAAAAAGAACAAACTACAAAAGAACAACCTAAAGACGAAGACGAAATGACCGACGACGAAATGCAACAAAAAGGATTAATTAAGAAAAATGGTGGACATTTAGAAGACGAAGCTAAAAAACAAGAAAAAATACATGAACAAGAAGACCAAGAACAACAAGAACAACAAGGTAAATATCCTATTGGATACGACGAAGATGGTACACAAATAAATGATGAAAATGGTAACTATACACCTGAATATGAACAAAAGAAACAAGAAGAATGGAATAGACATGAAAATTATGATGACGATGAAGATTATCCTAATAAGGACGTACATGATAGCTGTATAGACCCTGAAGATACAACTAGTACAGACAACGATGTTGAGGAATCTCCAAGTGAAACAATAGAAAATAATTAAATATCTACTTAGTAAATAGAGCATTATTTCTATACTATATATGTAAGATAAATGAAGAAAATAACGGGAGGTACAATATGTTAAAAGTAAAGAGTAAATTAAAACCAATTAATGGAAAGGTTCAAGCGTTTGTAAAGATGAAAGTAACACCACATCAAGAACCATTAATATCTCAATATGAATTAGTAGCCCTACTAATGGGCTACAGAGATGTAGTCTTAAAGGACTACTCAGACTTCGCAGCAGTACAACATATTAAAGAGGCTGTAGAGGCAATGGAAAAAGAACTAAATAGTAAGGAGGCTAAATAGTGAAATATAAAGTATTAGTTAAGAGTAAAAAAAGTGGTATGAATTGTCTTATATATAAAGCTGCTACATTGAATTACTTAATGACAATATTACAAAGTTTAAGCAATTTAGATACTGATAAATATTATATAGAAATTAAAAATGAGGAGGAGAAATAATATGATTCAAGTAAAAAGAACTAAAAACGGAACTGTAGAAACAAGAGTTAAAGGAGAAGTAAAAGATGTATTGGAGCAATTATTAAATGCCACAATAAGTATAATAATGACATTAGTAGAAAGGGATAATTTAGATAAAGAGCATATAAATGATTTTATAGACGAATTTGCACAACAAGTAAAAAATAATTTAAATAATTAAGGAGGGCTATATATGATTAAAATAACAGTGGATACTAAAAATGGAGTACAAATAGTAAAGGAAGGTGCAATAGTAAGAGGTACATTAAAAGATTTATTATATGAATTAACTGCATTACAATCTTCATTGATTGATAGTATAGTGGAGCAAAATAAAGAAAACTTACAACCAGGTGTTGATGAATTAACTGCTAAGTTTAACATGATAGACACAATAGCACAAACAACAAAAGTAGCTATAGAGAGTAACCATAAATATACTAGTGATACATCAACTACAGTGCAACATATAAAACCACTACAAGAGGAGCCAAAAGAGGAGGCGGAAGAAATAACTGTAAATGATATTATAAAAGGAGGATTAGGTATAGATATGGATAACTTAACATGGGAAATGTATGCAATGAGTGTATTAATAGAAAAATGGTGGCCAGTAATGAATGACCATATAATGAGTAAAGAAGAAATGATTCAACTACGTAAAGAAGCTAAGGACGCAGGAATAGATATGGATGACTTATTAGATGCAATGATAGATAAACAAAGTAAGGAGATGGAATAGTATGGTAAATAAAAAGTTATTAGATGAAATGGTAGATAAATGGTGGCATAGAATGGGTGAAAAGGAAATGACTATAGAAGATTTAGAACAATTTGATGAAGATGCTGACCTAGCAGGAGTACCTGGAATAGTATTATTAGATAAAATAAAAGAAAAATATATGGAGGAGGATTAATATATGATTAAAAGTAAAGATGGAGATATTGTATTAGATGGTAGTAGTGAAGACTTATTAGTAGAAGCTACAAGCATAGTAGTAAGAGTAATACAAGCATTATTAGAGGAAGATTGTATAGAAGCAAACGACGTACCTAAAATTATTAATAATCTTACACAACTAATTAATGAATATACACTACCAAATAAAAGTAGTAAATACAACTAAATAACAACCAAATAGGGTGATTAATAGTACATTAATTGCCCTTTTTTTAATACAAATAGAACAATAAACCTATATAATTAAGTCCTAAATGAGTTTTAATTGTACTAAAATAAGACATAAAATAGGAATTCTTACATTAATAATTGTTACTGATAACTAATATAAATTTGTGATAGGAGGATGGTCTTATGAAAAAAGTATTTGCTAAAAAATATATGGTAGTATTTCAAAGAGAGGAACATGATGAATTTGTAGTATATAATACAAAGAAGGAGTGGGATGAAGGACATACTCACATTCATAGTTACAAACAAGCAATGTATTTAGTTGATTGTATTATCAATAACAAGATACCAAAGAAGGTAAACAAGTACTTTTTAGTTAGCCTAGTAAGATTGAGTAACAGTAAGAAATATAGAGAGCAAATACAAAGGAGAATTGATGGTGAAGTGGAGATAGAACATTACCATAATACTCCAAAACATTTTAGGAAGTAGGTGATATAATGGCGAGAAAAGCAAAACTAACAGGAGATGAGATTGACCAATTATTCTTAGATTATTGTGCTAATATGACTCATAAGCAATTGTGTGATAAGTGGAATATTAGTAACAGTACATTAACAAAGCTAATACACAACGAAGGTTGGGCTGAGAAAAGAAAAGCAACAAAACAACTAGCACTAGATAAGTGCCAAGCAGTATATGTAGATGCCAATAAAGAGTTAGTAGATAGATATTATCAAGCAGGATATAAGCTACTTTGTTTATGGGAACAATCAATGGTAGATAACAGTAGTAGTATATTAGACAAAGAAGGAAAGATATCTCATTTTAAATTAGCTCAGGCAATACAGAATATGGTGGCCATAAAGACATTCTTAGATGAGTGTACTGGTACTATTCCATTTAAAGAAGCAATGGAACTTAAGATGAAGTATGAACAGATGGAATTGAAAAAAGCAATTGCAGGACTTGGTGGTGATGAGAGTGTACAAGATGACTTTGTAGCAATATTAGCTGACTCTTTAAAACGTATCAATGAAGGTGATGAATATGAGCAAGATTAATAAGGTAGTACCTTTTGGATGGAAACCATTTAGTGCAAAACAGATACAAGTACTATCATGGTGGTTAGACCCACGATACAAGAACAACACTGCATTGATATGTGATGGAGCAGTACGTAGTGGTAAGACAGTCTGTATGAGTTTCAGCTACATAAACTGGGCTACAGAGAGATATAATGGAATGAACTTCGCATTATGTGGTAAAACAATTGCCTCTTGTAGAAGAAACGTAGTTCAACCATTAAAGCAGATGTTAATGAGTAGAGGCTATATGGTACATGACAATAGAAGTGAGAACCTATTAACTATTAGCAGAACATGGAAGACTAAGCAAGGTAATATTAGAAAAGCAATAAACTACTTTTATATATTTGGTGGGAAGGATGAGAGTTCACAAGACTTAATACAAGGGATAACATTAGCAGGAGTATTCTTTGATGAAGTAGCATTAATGCCACAGTCTTTTGTCAATCAAGCGACTGCTCGTTGTTCAGTAACTGGAGCTAAGTTTTGGTTCAACTGTAACCCTGATAGTCCTTTCCACTGGTTTAATCAGGAGTGGGTTCAAAAGAGTGCAGAGAGAAATGCCTTACATATACATTTTACAATGGAAGATAATTTAAGTCTAAGTCAAGAAGTCATAGAGAGATATAAATCAATGTACAGTGGAGTATTCTACAAGAGATTTATATTAGGACTGTGGGTAATGGCAGATGGAGTTATATATCCAATGTTTGACCCTGATAGACATGCTAAAGTGTTGAGTCTTAATTGGACGAGAATATTTATTAGCGCTGACTTTGGTATACAGAATGCTACTACCTTTGGAATATTTGGTTACTATGCTCCTACAAAGAGATATCACCAAATAGCAAGTTACTATCATAATGGTAGAAAAGAAGGACAGAAAACTGTTGCTGAGTACGTGACAGATTTAATTGCATTTATACAAGAGAATAATGTAATGCCTGAATACATAACGATTGACCCAAGTGCAGCTCCACTGATAGTAGAAGTAAAGAAGAATAAGTTCTTCCAAAGACATAATATCAAAGTAGTACCAGCTAAGAATAATGTTGAGCTTGGAATTCAACTAGTGAGTTATCTATTAAATCAAGATAGATTTACATTAGACCCAAGCTGTAGAAGTGATATTGAAGAATTTGGTTCATATTGTTGGGATGAAGACAAACTGGACAAAGGCGTGGAGGAAATACTAAAGATGAATGACCATGCTATGGATAAAATACGTTATGCAGTAATGACAGACAGTATTAACTATAGAACATTAGATGACGCACTTAGAGTGCTTTCAGGAAAAGGTGCAATATATTAAAAGGAGGATTAATATGGTAATAAGATACAAAACAAGACCATGCGAGATTGAAGCTATTCAATGGACAGGTAAAAATATAATAGAAATATTAGATTGGGGACAAGGTAATATACTTTGGAATGATGTAGATGATTTATTTATTGATACATTAGAAGGCAGAATGAAAGCAGATATTAATGATTACATAATAAAAGGTTTAAGGGGTGAATTTTACCCTTGTAAACCAGATGTATTTGAAAAGAAATATGAGAAGATTAAATAAGGAGGTAGATAATAATGAGTTTGTATAACAGTATAGATAGAGCCTTAGTAGGATTATACAGTACAGATAGAAGATTCCTAGAAGAACTTCAACAAGTAAAGGCTTACTATGAATTCTATGAAGGCAGACCTGAACAATTAGAAGATGATTTAGAAGATGGAACTGGACAACTATGGCCAGTAAAAGACAGAGATTATAGACCAACAAGAGAGATAAGAAACCTAACAAAGAAACTACTAAAGAAACAAGGAAGATTTATGACCAGTGTACCACCTACTATAGTAGTAAAGAGTGTAGATGGTACTGACCCAACGCTAGTTGATGATAAACGTATTGCCTTTGAGAAAATATTAGATGATGGAAAGTTTTGGAATAAGTTCAGTAAAGCATTTATGGACTGTGTTATAGGTAAACGTGTATTATTAGCATTGATGTTAGATGTAGATGACTATGGCAATCCAATAGACAATGCTCCTATCAAATTTAGATTTTATACAATGCCTGAGTTCTTATATGAGTATGACCCAAACGATTGTGACAAACTGATTAAAGTTCAGATAGCATATCAAGATGAGAGTACAGTGGGTAAACTACAAAACGAACAAAGATGGCATAAATGGATATATGAGATGAGAGGCGAAGAATGTTGGTGTACTTATATGGTAGTAGATGGCACTAACACAATAGCCTATGCAGAAGTACCAAACATATTAAATAGTAGTATTGCAGGCGAGGAACAAGATGAACAACAGATGCAACAAGTAGAAATACGTAGTGAATGGAATACTGGGTTGAGCTGCATACCATGTGCAGTTGTATTTAATGACGGCCTTACAGGAGATATTAGAGGACGTAGTGATGTCAAAGATTTAATGGATATGCAGATAGACTATAATAAAACTGTCAGTGATTATAGAGACAGTTTAAGATTTGCTATGTTTGACCAAACTGCATTCATAGATGCGGATAGTGCTTCTATTGAAGGAATTGTTATTGCTCCAGGGGCAATACTAGATATAAAAACTGATACATCTTTAGGAATGGGTACTGCTACTGGTAGTTATAAACAAGCCTCTGTACAAAAGGTTGGTAGTGAGTTCACCTTCCAAGGAGCAGCCGATGCTTATCTTGAGAGATTGAAAAAAGATATGTATGAATGTATGGAACAACCACTACCTGAGTCATTAGTAAATGTGGCCAGTGGTAAAGCTCTACGTATGTTATATGATGACCTTATTACTCGTTGTGAAGAAAAATGGGCAACATGGGATGAGGCGATTATATGGCTATTAAGATTAATTGAAGAAATAGTATTAAAGAGTGATTTATATCCAGAGGACCCAACTATTAAACAATCTATGCAATATAAAGTGAGTCTAGACCTTGACCATAACTATCCAATACCTGATGATGAAGTTGATACTAAGACAATAGCAATCAAAGAAGTAGAAGCCAATGTACGTAGTAAACAAAGTTATATCAGAGAATTTGGTTCTGCTGAGGAAGCTGATAAAGAGTTTGATGAAATCCTAGATGAGATGGACAAAGTCAACATGACTCAAAATAGTATGGCTGATTTAAATGGCTCAATTAGTAAAAACAACTAATTTTCTATACTATATATGTAGATAAAAAAGTGTAGGAGGTTGATTGATATGAGTAAACAAGGTGGATGGACTAAAGGACGTAGAGGGGAAAAACAATTGAAGTTCAAATGTAAATGTGATAAGTGTGGCAAAGAGTTTTATCCAAGGGAAAAAGAATTAGCTATATTAAAAGGTTGTATTATTATTAGAGGATTTGAATGTAGATGTGGAGCTCAATATGTAACAGTGGTAACTGACAATCAACTACGTAGAGAGATGGCAGAACTACAAGATTTATTAGAGGACTTAAAGAAGATACAATATAGCAATAGATATGAAGTAAAAGAACAACTTAAAATACATGGATTTGTTCCACAAGATATACAAGATAGAGTAAATAAAAAAGAAAAAGATTATATGGACACAATAACAGAACTTAGACGTGATATAGCTGAGAGAGGAAAAGAGTTAAAAGAAAAATATAAAAATTATATAAAATAGTTGTTGTGTAATAACCCTCCATATGATATAATTATATTAAAAGAGATATAATTATTAATGGGGGGTTTTATATATGTTAAATATAGATTATGATGCTATTAAAAAACAAACACAAGAATTATTTGAAAAGGATAAAGGTAATTATATTGAGGGAACTGATATGAAAAAAGTATATAAAGACTGGGAATATCAAGTTATGAGTGATTATTTTGAGGACCTATTTGAAAAATTATTTGAGGCGCCAGTTCATAAACAAATATCTGATGCTCGAAAATATCATTTTGACCATAAACGTCCGCCTCGTATTGATTTTCCACAAGATGGATATTGGTTATATCGTTGGTATAATAATAGTAATGAAATAATATATGTTGGATGTACTGAAAATTTATATAGAAGAACCAAAGACCATATTAGAGATAATACTAAAATAAAAGAAGCTGTGAAATTTGAATGCTTAGACTTAAGTAATATGGTTACTAGTAGAACTGAGTTAGAATGGATAGAAACTTATTTTATAAATAAATTTCATGCTAAATATAATGTAAAAGATAATGCACAAAGTTTTAATCCACCGCCTATAGCAATATATGACCAATTGGAATGGTCTGATATTACTACAAAAGTTAATAACTTAAAACAAGGTAAACATATAATACGAAGTAATAAAATTGGTGATGATGTACATAATTACATACAAAGTCATCCAATAACTGTCCAATTACCATGTACATTGGATGAATTGTATAAGTATGATGATATATATCAATTGGGCTTAGAAATACTGGTAGAAGATTGTGAAAAATTTAATATTAATTTTAAGGAGAGTTAATAAACTCTCCTTTTTTTATACAATAAATTATATAGGAGGTGGAGGTATGGCAAAGACTAAGTTTATTATGGACAAATCAGAAGATGATTTAAATAAAAATCAACGAGAGTATTTAGACACACTAAATGTTCAATTAAAAAATAAATCAAGAGAGCTGACTAATAAACAACAACAACAGATAATACAAGTCTATAAAAAGGCTTATATGGATACAATTAATAGAGGGATAAAAAATGCTTATGGAGATAGTAAGGCAGTAAAGAATTTGACGGCAGCATATAGTCAACAAATATATGATGAGTTACTAAAAGTAGTAATGAAATATAATAGTCAAGCTGCTAAAGATTTATCTGATATAAATAAACAGATGATGCAGCTATTAATGGGAGATGGATATAAACAGATTAAAGAGCAAGTGGATAAATTAGTTGATATCGTTAACGCTGATACTGTAGAGCAATTAATACAAGGAAAAGTATATGAAAAAGGTAAAGGACTAGATAAAACGTTGTGGAATGCTACTAGTAAAAGTGGAGAAAAGATAGAAGATGCAGTAGCTAGTTGTATGGCAGAAGGTATGGGAGCTGCTGAGATGGCTGAGAACTTAAAACAGTTTGCTATGGGTGGCCATCATACATGGAGTAGAAATAAGATAAGAGAAAAACTTGGTAGTGGATATGCTAGAAAATATAGTAGTGGATTAGACTATGAGTCATTAAGATTAGCACGAACTACAATCACACATCAAGCTCAGATAGAGACAATCAATACTAGAAAAGTTAATCCATACATGGGAGGTGTACAGTGGCATAGTAATCATGAGGCAGGTAGAACTTGTGATGCATGTAACGCACTGGATGGCCGTCTATTTATAATAGACAAAGAAGATATACCACTTGACCATCCAAACGGGGCGTGTTGGCTAGAGCCAGTATGGATGATTAATGGTAAGAAAGCAACACCTGAGGACATAGCAAAAGATATGAGAGCATGGGCGAATGGCGAAAAGAATAGTGGTTTAATGAATACAATACCTGAGTATAAAGGACTTGGAGGAACTAAGCAACCAGCTAAAACAATTAAGAAGACAATTAAGAGAGCAGTTAAACAACGTGGTATTTATACTGAGGAAGAGCGTGCAGCTAAATATGTTGAAATGAAACAAACACTACACACAGAATTAAAATCAAGAAATAAACAATATACTGTAGAAGGTGTATTAGATAGATTAAAACAAGCTCCCGAAGAAATACAAGATTTATATTTAACTGTAGGTGAGTTCAAACGTACAACTTCAACTGGCGGTGCTTATTATCAACCTAGTGATAAACAAATTCATATGTCTTTAAGTGATGACAAGAACCTAAGATTGAGATACTTTGAGGAAAAATATAGATATAATGTATTATTCCATGAGTGGGGACATTTAATAGATGACCAAGGTACTCCCGATGAGCCTAGAATGTATAAGTTCTCAGGAGGTAGTGAACCTATGTATGCTAGGATAACATTGAAGAATGCCATTAAACCTACTGGATTAGCACAAGCTTTTGAGCGAGATATGAATAATTGGAAAGCTAAATGGGTAGAAGAAAAATTCCATGGCAAGAAGACTTTAGAAAATACTCCTGCTCCTTTAGTAAATGGTAAGTTCGCTGACTTCTTACATCAAAATGAAGTACATACAATAGCACTACAAGATGCAGCTAGAGGGATGTCGGCAGGGGCAGTGAAGACTAAATGGGGTCATGATGCTAAATACTATACACGTAGACAAGATGGAAATATTACTGCGTATGAGTCAGCTTGTATAGAAGTATCTAGTGAACTATGGGCAGAAATTAGTTCTAGTATGACACAACCAGAGACAAGAAAATTCTTATATGAAAACTTCCCTGAGATGATGAAGTCATATGATAAATTAGTAAAAGATACATTAAAACAATTTAAAAAGTAGTTAGTAAATAGATAAGATTTACTATACTATATATGTAAGGAGTTGATAAAGAATGAGAGAAAAATTACAAAACTATTTAGACAAATTTGAAGAATACTTTCCATTAATGGAGGTAGAAGGATTTACTGAACAAGAGATAATAGACATAATTGATAGATGCATACAGAGCGATAAAACTTATGGTGAAATATTTTATGCAGATGGTAAAAATAAAGATATAATAAAATAAGGAGGGATTTTTATGGTAATACCTGAAGAAGTAAGAGTTGGAAGTGTATTTTATAAAGTGGAGTTAACTGATAGACCAATATCATTTAATGGTAGACAGTGTTTGGGAGTATGTGATAAAGATATCCATACTATACAACTAGACCCAACACTACAAGATGACCAAGGTTTGATGCAAACATTTTACCACGAGTTAGCACACGCAATGATGTTTGAGCGTGGCATAGACTTACAAGCAATGGGACTTAGCTATGATGACTTTGAAAAAGTTATAGACGGTATGGGAATGATGATGCACCAGGTATTACTAGACAACCCCGACCTAACACTAACACCGGAAGAATATGATAAGAAATATCCACCTGAGGAGGAAGAAACTAAATAGATAATAAGACACTCAACATAACAGTTGAGTGTTTTTTATTGCATAATTTTAGTTAATATTTTTCCAATGAATGTAATATATAAATACGACAAGAGGTTCTTGGATATCCTTTAAATCCTCGTATTAAGTATTAATAATGTTTTCTTTGTTTTCTCAAAACACTGTATATAATCGTCGATGGACGTTAAACTGGAGGTAAGTATGGCGAAAAGAAAATTAAGAGAATTTTTAGCAGGACTTGATAATGCAGCTGAGGTAGAATTAGCTATAACAAAAGCCCTAGAAGAGCAGGGATGCAAAGTACTGATAGATGATGGTAAGGACAATAAATATGTACCTAAAAATCGCTTAGATTCTAAGATAGCGGAGTTAGCTGAGGCTAATGATGAGATTGAGTCCTTACAAAAGCAAGTAAAAAATCCTACTGAGGCAGAAAAAGAAGTTGAAGCCTTAAAAGAAAAAATTGCCGGCATGGAGGCGACTGCTAAAAAAGAGAAATTAACAACTGCCATAAATAAAGAGTTAGCTGAGGCTAAACCTAAAGATGTAAACGACTTGATGAAATTCTTAGATATGGAAAAAGTCGTATTAAAAGATGATGGTACTGTTGAAGGATTAACAGACCAGTTAACTGCATTACAAAAGGACAAGGCCTATCTATTTGATAATGCAGAGCCACAACCACAACCCAATAAGGGTTTTTTAAATCTTGGTTCTCCTGGAAAGCCAAGTAATTTAAATGCTTTTGGTAGTAAAACTACTCATGAAGGTGACTTTGGGTCACTATTAGGTAAACAATGTAACGAACAAGCTCAACAAGTTGATAGTAATTATTTCTTTAATAATGATAAATAAATTTAGGAGGTGGCTTATATGCCAAAATTAAAAAGTAAGAAAATATTAGCTCCAGAAAAACAATTTTTAGCATTTCCTGACCACTATGTTAACTTACCTGGTAAAATAGCTTTTGCAGAACTTGCTAAGTTAGCAACTACTGACGTTGCTACTTATGGAGAAAAGAGTGGTAAAGTAATAGCAAGAGGTACTTTAGTTTATATGGATGAAGATGGTAATGTATCAAAACCAACTTTTACTGCTGCCGCTGCTAATGGTACTAAAGCTAATGCAGTATTATTCAACACTATAGACATAGAAGACTATGACGCAGTTACAGACCCTTATGTTAATGCATCAATATTAGTACATGGATTTGTAAGAAAAGATAGATTATTAGGTGATAAAGATGCCATAGAATTTGGTGATTTGATTCACGTGGTAAATAAATAGGAGGTGCTTATAAATGGCAAATGTAAACTTATTCGATTATATAAATGCGAAAGAAATAGCTGCATATGTAAAAGAAAACCCAATAAACAAAGAACCATACTTTGCTGAGACACTTTTCCCTTCAAGAACTAGTATGGGAACTGATATAAGTTGGTTAAAAGGAGCTAATGGACTTCCAGTAGCACTACAACCATCTGAATACGATGTTAAAGCACGTATGAGAGAAAAAGAAGGATTTGAAGCAGTTGCTACTGAAATGGCATTCTTTAGAGAAGCTATGAGAATTGGTGAAAAAGATAGACAACAATTAAATCTATTATTAGCTCACCCTGATAACACAGTGGCACTACCTTTAATAAGAAAAATATTTGATGAAGCGGCTAGATTAATAGAAGGTGCTAGAGTTCAAGCAGAAATAATGCGTTGTCAACTAATGGTTGACGGTAAAATAGATGTTGCTAGTGCAGATGGTAGAGCACGTTATGTATATGATTATGGTATGACAAACTTATACAAAGCTGTCAGAGCTCCATGGGTACCAGCATCTAAAACTATTGGCGACCCAGTTAGAGATTTAATTGATATCTGTGATGATATGGAATTAAAAACTGGTGTAAGACCTTCTAGAGCAGTAATGAATAGAAACACATTTTTAAATATGATAAACTGTGATACAGTTCAAAAGATGATGTATCCAGACGATTCTACAATGCACTACTTTGTTAGTGAACAACAAAAGAAATCATTCATTGAACAAGTAACTGGAATATCAATCTACGTATACAGTAAGAAATTTGGTAAATTAGACCACTCCACTGGATTAGCACATGCTACAGAACAAGTAACATTAATACCTGATAATAAAGTTGTATTAATGCCAAGTGGAAACTTAGGTAATACTGTATATGGTACTACTCCTGAAGCATCTGACTTAATGTCAGGAACAGATGCTCAAGTGGCACAAGCTGCTTATGGTACTACTGTTACTACATTCAAGGAAAAACATCCAGTACAAGTTGTTACTGTTGTATCATGTGTTATGATACCTTCTTTTGAAGCAATAGATAATTGTGCAGTAATAGATGTATCTGCAAAAGGAGAAATAGGCGCATAATTAAATAGCTCATTGTATTCACTTATATATACAGAGTAGGCAAGGCTAACAATACAGCTTAGCCTACTCAATTTTTTTATAGGAGGTGGGTTGCGTGGTAAATATTGACCAACTAAAAGTCTTGATAATGGAAGACCAATATCCTACATTTACAGATGAACAACTAATGGCAATGGCGGTTATGTATGATAATATATATCAATTGGCCTATATATGTTGTTTAGCTAAAGCGAGTGCAGATGAAATCACAATTGGTGCTATAACAATAAAGAACAGTGCTGATATGTGGAACAATATGGCCAAGATGTTTTTAGACCAATACAACAAAGACATAAACGGCGGAAAAGCGACCTCCATAACTGGAAAGGTGCCACGTAGAGTAGATGAGCAATAGACAATCAATACAAGTCGGTGTAATTAAAAAGGTACAGAGTGTCATAAATAATTATGGTTATCAAGTACCGATATATAGGGATATATATGAAGTGGATTCAATGGGATGTAAAGTATTAAAGGAAGAAATGTCTTATATACAAGACTTACAATGTGTAATAGATAACAGCTCCAGTGGCAGAAGTAAAAGTATAACTAATAATGACCAAGGTATTATAAAAGGTTACTCATATGCCACACTATATGCAACATATGTAAAAGATTTTCCATTACAAGAAGATGACTTTATAGTTTATGAAAATGCTTATTACAAAGTACTGGAGATAATTGATGTAGTGCATTATAATCTACTATACCAAGTTTCATTGGAAAGGGTTGATTTAGATGGCTAATACAATAACATTCGATACTAAAGAATTCAATGACAAAATAAAAAACTTTGACAAAACAATGCAGGCTGAGTTAAAGGTAGTAGGTAGTACCATTAGTAAGAATATGCAGACATATGCGAAAGCTAATCACCCTTGGACAAATAGAACTAAGACAGCACAAAATAAATTGAAAGGTGAATATAAAGTAACTGAGAACGACTTAGATATTAGTATTAAGCATGGTGTTTACTATGGTTACTACTTAGAGACACGAGCTGACTTTGATGGTAAATATCAGATATTAGAAAAAGCAAGAGACAGTGAGATAAGTAATTTTAAAGGCATGATACGCAACTTGTTTTAGTGAGGAGGGTTAAAAAATGAGTGCGAGACTTAATATATATAATGTAATAAAAGACGTGTTGAGAACAGTGCCAGTACATGACCGTCCTGCACGTATCACAGAAGATACTGCAATAATAATGAGAACAAGCGCTAACCAAAGTTTTGATAATACCCTTTGTGGATGGGATAACTGGATTATATATATCTATACTCCACATAGCCCTCTACAACTAGATACGTTGAGAAACAAAGTTAGAAAAGCGTTATATATAGCTGGCATTGAAATCACGCACGACATGAGCGATGATATGTATGACCAAGATTTAAGATGTTATGTGTGTTCTATAACTTGTAGAACACCAGTAATTTTTAATTATAATGAATAGGAGGAAAATAAAATGGCTATATTGTATAATATTAAAAAGGCAGTAATAACTGAACTTGACCCAACTACAGGGGCAGCTAAAACTGGAGGAGTTGTGGCTCATATAAAAACTGCTCAAAAGGCAGAATTGGAACCAGTGCTTAGCGAAGGTGAAGAAGATATATTAAGAAATGATGTTAGTATCTTAGCAGTTGTTAGAACAGATGACTTAATTTATGGATATGACATAAAACTAACAGACAATCAATTTGATGACACAATGGCAGGACTTGTAGCTGGTTATAAAGTAGCAGACGGAGATACATCAGGTACTAAAAAATTATCAACTCCAATGATGAGTGAAGGAAACGTAGCAAAACCATTTAAACTAGACTTATATGTTGCTAACTATAGCGGAGACTCAATTGTTAACTACGCTAAAGTAACATTGAATAAATGTACAGGAAAATTCCCTACAATGACTGTAGGAGATGGATTCTTTGCTCCAGAGTTTGAAATAAAAGCTAGAGAAAATACAAAAGCAAAACTACCAATAAAAGAAATAACTTTTGTTGATGAATTACCTGAAGACCCAGCACCAGGAAAATAATATAAGGTATATAGGAGGAGAATACAATGAGTGAATTAAAAGTAATAAGTGCAAGAGAATTTAGAAAAAAGGCAACTAGAATAATAGAAATAGATGGATTTGAACCTGGTGAGAAAATAGCAGTAAGAATTAAACCAGCTAGTCTATTAAATCTTATGATGAGTGGAAAACTTCCAAATAATCTTTTAGGAACAGTAAATGATTTATTTGAACGAACTGAAAAAGATAAACCAATGGAATTATTTGAACAAGATGAAAACAAAATAAAAGATATAATGGAAATAATAGATTTAGTATGTGAACAAAGTTTGGTGGAACCTACGTTTGAAGAAATTAAAGATGTAATAACAGATACTCAGAAAATGCAAATAATGGGTGAAGCACAAGGAAATGTAAATGCTGCCATACCCTCTATTCGAAAGTAGAAGAATATTAAATGTTATTTCTACTGCTAAGACCTTTGGATGTAGACCTAGTGATTTATTAGGTATAGATGAAGATGATGTGTATGGTCGTTACTGTGTAGATGAGGCGGCTACATATCTATACAATATGATGCAGCCTGATAAAGATGGTAAAACTAAAAAACCAATATTTAGAGAAGATATAATAGAAAGTAAAACTAAAAATCCGGGTTTAGATTTACTGATGAGCTAATAAAATTAACAGTAGGACGAAGGTTCTACTGTTTTTTTTAATTATATGAAGGTGGTGAATAATATGGCTGGTGTAGATTTAGGGAGCATTGTTGCTCACCTAAAATTGGAAATGAGTGATTTTAATAGTAACTTAAATAGAGCAGTTGAGCAAGTAAATCAGACACAAAGTAGTTTCAGTGGTTTAAAAGCTACTGGGGAAAGTTTGTCTAGTGTAGGTACTGCTCTTACAGCAGGAGTAACTGCTCCAGTAATGGCCTTAGGAGCAAGTGTTGTTAAAACTCAGATGACATTCGAGCATTCAATGTCAAAAGTAAAAGCGTTATCAGGAGCTACTGGTAGTGACTTAAAATTATTAGAAGACACTGCAAAACAAATGGGTGCATCAACTGTATATAGTGCAAGTGAGGCAGCTGATGCGTTAGGATATATGGCACTGGCGGGTTGGGATGCTCAACAATCGGCAGCAGGTTTACCTGGAGTACTTAATTTGGCGGCAGCATCTGGAATGGATTTAGCACAAGCATCCGATTTGGTAACTGATTATTTAACTGCATTCGGATTAGAGGCTGACCAAGCAGGACGTATGGCAGACGTACTATCTTATGCACAAGCTAACTCAAATACAACAACTGAGATGCTTGGAGAAGCATTTAAGAATTGTGCAGTTAATGCTCACAACGCAGGTATGACACTAGAAGAAACTACTGCAATCTTAAGTAAATTTGCAGATGCAGGTCTTAAAGGTAGTGAAGGTGGTACAGCCTTAAATGCAATCATAAGAGATATGACTCAAAAGATGAAAAATGGAGCAATACAAATAGGTAATACGTCAGTAAAAGTTCAAGACGCTAATGGTAATTTTAGAAGTATGACTGATATTATACGAGATGTAGATAAGGCAACAGAAGGCATGGGAGATGCTCAGAAGACGGCAGCACTTATGACAACATTTACTGCTGACTCAATAAAAGGTATGGGTATATTATGTAATACAGGAGCAGACAGTATTGATAACTTTACAAAGGAACTAGAAAAAAGTAACGGTACTGCAAAGAAAATGTCAGATATGATGAACTCAGATTTAACTGGAGCATTAAAACAATTGAGTAGTGCTTGGGAGGCAGTACAACTTGATATTGGGAATACTACTGGTCCACTATCATTGATAGTAGGTATGCTAACAAAATTACTTCAATCCTTCTTAAACTTACCGGGGCCTATTAAACAAGTCATAGTATCACTGGCACTATTACTTGCAGCCGTGGGGCCTATACTACTTGTTATTGGTAAAGGTATTCAGGCATTTTTAAAAATGAAGCAAGCAATAGGAATATTAAAAGCTGCATTCGGCGCAGCACGAACAGCCTTTTTAATATTTAAATCAGTTATAATGGATACAATTGTACCAGTAATAGTTGATACTGTAATACCTGCATTACAAAGTCTATGGGCAGTATTATTAGCTAATCCAATTGTATTAGTCGTGGCAGCCATAGCGGCTCTTGTAGCTGCTTTTATATGGGCATGGAATAATATTGATGGATTCAAAGAGTTTTGGATTAATCTTTGGGAGAATATAAAAACTATAGCCAGTAATGCTATAGATTCATTAAAAAACTTCTTTACTCAAACTGTACCTCAAATGATAAGTGATATAGGAAATTGGTTCAGTAACTTACCTGAAACTATATGGTTTTGGTTATGTTATGCAGTAGCTTATGCCGTACTATGGGTAGGACAAATGGCACAAAAGGCATATGAAGCTGGTAGTAAATTTGTACAAAATGTCATTACATTTATTCAACAATTACCTGGTAAAGTATGGACATGGCTAGTAAATACTATTAGTCGTGTTGGAAGTTGGGTAGTTCAAATGGCAAGTAGAGCTCAACAAGCAGGTAGTAGATTCTTAAATGGTGTAAGTACATTCATACAACAATTACCAGGTCGTGTATGGTCTTTCCTAGTATCAACAATTTCAAGAGTAATATCTTTTGCGGCAAGTTTTGCTCAAAAGGGTAGAGAAGCTGCACAGAGATTCAAAGATAATATCATAAATGGTATTAGTAGTTTACCTGGAAGAATGGTGACTATAGGAAGTAATATCATACATGGTATTATTACTGGTATTACTAATGCGGCTGGTAATTTATTTAGCACGATGCAAAATATAGCAAGTAGAGCTTTAAATGCAGCAAAAGACGCTTTGGGTATTCATTCTCCATCAACAGTATTTAGAGACATGGTAGGGAAAATGATACCGGCTGGTGTTACTGTTGGTATTGAGGCGAATGCAGGTAAAACTATAAAAGCTATTAAAGATTATGCTAGTAGTCTAGTAGAGACTATAGATACAAATAAATTCCTAGGAAAAGTTAATATGAGTACAGCAGGTATTAATATAAATAGTGAAAACACAGTGGATAGTAATTTATTGTATGCGATAAAAGGTATGGCACAAGCAATGCAAGATAGTAAACAAGAATTCGACTATAAAGAAATGGGAAAAGAATATAAAAAGGCGTTACAAGATACTAATACTCCAATACTTATGGACAAAGTAGTGGTGGGACAAAAGGTAGCTAAGTCAGTACAAGAAACCAATGACTACTACAATGACCAAAAGGAAAGATTTAGAGGTGAGAGAGATTATGTATAATTATTTTAATTTTAATGGAACTCAGATAAATGATTTAGCAATAGTAACTAGTATAGAGAAACCATATATACCTGAAAAATCTATTGATACTATTAATGTATCTAGTAGAGACGGTGAGATATTTGACGGGGCCAAATATGACCCTGTCTCTATCCCTATCTCACTTGCAATAATAGGTGATACTGAGGAAGAATATAAGACTCGTGTTCAATGTCTTCATGATATTCTTAGTACAAAACAAGAAGTTCCAATAAAGTTTTGTGAGAATATCACCATATATGGAATGTTAAAAGGAGCACTTAAAGTAAAGAAAAAGAATAGTATGAGTGGGTATGCTGACATAGAATTAATATGTCATACACCATATAGCTATAGTGATAATGTACAGGCATACAATGCCGAAGATGGTCAACAGACTGTGGTAGTTGAGAACAATGGTGAGTTAGCGACTCTACCATATGTAAGTATAGGCTTTGGAGCAGACGCTCATTTTGCTCAACTTCAAAATAATAAGACTGGAGAAAAAATATTGGTAGGGGATTATCCACAACTACAATTGAGTACCACAAAGAAGGAGCAAACTCTTATATTGCACAACCCATGTGAAAGTGTAGGCACAT